AACCATTGTTTGTATTTCTCTCTCTATTACTGTTGCTGTGAGTGGAGAAATCATTTCAAATAATAAAGCATCTAAACTAGAACCTAAATCAGGATTAAATGGCCTTTCATAGTTCCTAGTCAACAACAGATTACGGATGGAACGAATGACTGCCTGAGTATCATAACTGAGAGCAACATCACCCGTCACAGGTTTTTTAGTGAATGTGAAGTCGATATCAGAGTAGATTTTGCTTAAGTTTGCCATCTTTTATTTAGTTGAGTTACGGTCAAGGAGTACCAAATGCAGTCACATCAGCCTTAGCTATGACATTACCTGAGGAATCTAAAGAAAATACTGTTATACCACCATAAGCAAAATTCAATTTGGTTCCCGATTGTGTTATTGTCCAAGAACCAGAACTGAAACTGTTTGCTGTACTTGCGGCTATTGGTCCACTATTACTCACTGAAGTTACTCTACCATAAGTGTCAACAACCAAACTTGTTGGTGTCGAATAAGTACCAGCGGTTACACCAGTCGGACTTAAACCCGGAGAAACGGATGTATATGTAGTATCCGTTGCAACAGTCGAAGATGTAGTTGTGCTGGAATTAACTATCGTTGGCACTACAGTCGAGGTCTGTAAGTTGTTTTTTAACTTATCTGTACCAATATTCAATGTATTGATTAGATAGTTTGAATTTACACCCACATTATTGAACTGTGATACACTATTGTAATCGTTCACCAAATATAAAGAATTCACATAAAAGTTTACATCTCCAGTTCTTCTGGCATTTAATAAATCATATGCCGATTGTACGTCAACAATAATTGTATTCATTGTGGCATTAGATATACTAGAAGATCCACCAGATATACTAGTATTCAATGTTGCTAAATCTCTAGTCAGTAAAGTTATAGTATTTGATATATCACCACCAATAGCCAAACTGGTAAAGTTACCTAATAGTGGAGCATTATTTTGTACACCATCAATCTGATTAACTATAGTTAATACCTGTCTACCAATCGTCATAGCAGACTGATAATCAGGAGTATTGGCCACATTTGAAGACGGAGTTACTCCAGAAATCCTATTTGTGTGGTCTGTAAAACTTGAAATTTCAATTAATAATGTATTAGCATTAGCACTTAAAACATTTGCTCGAGCGCTGGCTGTCGAAAATGTAATATTTGATGTATTTGAATTTGCTTTTATCTGATTAACTAATGTGGTCAGTATTGTCAAATTAGCTGAATGTGGATTCTGATAGTATCCAGTAACCGCAACATTCGATAAGTCATCTGCTTGCCAAGCCTTAATCGATGGCGAGGAATTCAGTAATACTGCCTGACCCGCAGTAAAAGAGTTTCCATCTCCAAATTTGGTGGAATCAAAAGTATAACCTAATCTATTAAAAACACCCATTCATTTCTCCATTACATTGGTTGCAGAGGAGGTGTTGTAGTTCCACCTCTACTATCAATATGTGTGTGAATATCGTATATAATTCTATCTGCCACCAAGGACCTTACTATGTCAGTCACCATAAGACCAGATACCCAACCCGGAAGTGGATTTAAAGCAACAGGAGAACCAGCACTTACATAACCAGGAGTTACAAAACCCAACGTAGCGTAAGATTGCAGACCTGCCTCTATATTACCAACAGCGGAGATACTTTGAGTTGAGGTAATACTACCACCAACATTTAAGTTTCCATTAATGTTTACATCACCTGCAGCCAAACTGATATCACCAGAAGAAGCAATATCTATATCACCTTCTCCTGTTATTGTTGTGTCTCCAGTAATAGTTTGTACCACATCTCCGTCAACTTTTTGTGTCAGATTACCAACCACATTCATTACTGAATCACCTTTAATATTTACCACACAGGCACCATTAATAGTAATATTACATTGTCCATTGATTTGTACATTCTTATTACCATAAATGATTTCATACCCGTCACCATAAATCTTGTGTACTTCATCACCATTAGGTTGCATTTCAACGAATGTACCTGAACGATGTTGTATTCTGACTCTCTCTCTATTTGGAGTGTCGTCCATTTCAATCGAATGGCCTGATTCTGATTGTTGTACTTGATTATATGGATACTTTGGCGGATTATTTAAATCCACTATAACCGGTTCTGTCCATGAACTATCTAGTGCCATTATAATTTCCTATGATGATTGTGCAGTAACAGTTGTAGTGTTACCACTAGCCGTTTCAGAATTTGAATCTATTACCGCTTGTGCTGCAGCTTGTGCGGCTGTCAAAGAAGCTGATGCATCCACTAAAGATGCCTGTGCTGATAATGCTTGTTTCAAAGAATCTGTAGCCTCAGACAAACATTGTGCAAATATTTTTTGTAATTCAGCAGGTAGACTGTTTATGTAGGCTATCAGTTTTCGTAGATAAGCAATGTAAGCCTGATAGGCTTTAATCTCATCAGTAATGGCTTTTAATTCTTTTTGTATTAATTTAATCTTTGCTTTTAAAGCCTTGACTGTTGCTTTGGCTTGTTCTACCAACGGATTGGTACCGTAACCAGCAAATAATGCCTCGGTCGCCAATCTGAGTTGTTTGACAAGTCCCATAACTTTAGACTTTAATACTGCCACATCTTTGTCTAGTCCGGCACATATGTCACAATTGTGTATTCTATTATTAGCTGCAGCACCTTGTGATGTTTTAGAAACCACACTTCTAGCAATTGGAGGTACAGTAGGTTGACCAACAGTTTCTAATACTATACCTGCAGGTGGTAATGGTGCAGCCTTTATTTGTTCTGGTGTACGTGGGTCTTGAAAACCAGCATCACCGCCTGTAGACGCCTTTAATCCAGGTATAACACCCGTCATAACTGGAGTTTGTGCTGAATCACCATCAAGGAAATAACCTGTTACAAACTCACCTTCTTTTGGTGGAGAAAAAGATTGTGAAGCATTTGTTGGTAATATTGTCTGAGCCCACGGTAAATCTTCTGTGGGTAAAAGTTTCTTATTCTCTGTGTGGTGACCAAATATACGCACACGACACCGACCCATCTTTAAAGGATCCATTCTGTCTTCTACGACACCAACCCACCAGTTAAACCCGTCTTTACCTATGAAATTATGCATATATTGCTGCTTTCATTGCTGCCGTATCATTATTAATAGCTGGTAGTGCAGTTGGTGAACTGTCTTTACAAATTTCAATCACAGTTTGATATGCACCTTGTTGTATGATGTGTCTTACTGCTGTCACCAAATATTTACCTGAATAGAATTTATCCAAATCTCTTTCTTTTCCCGGTTTCAATGTCAACAAATCAAATTGTATTGTTCGGCCAGCAGTGAGTCCTGGATCTCCAGGTATTGTGGCTTTAATTGTTGTGAAATTGGCCAAAGATATTTGTGCTGTTCTATTTGGAATATATGTTTCTACAAATACATCTTGTGCAACACTACCCTCAGCCTGTTTGATATAAGAAAAATTTCTCTGACCGGCATTACCAATACTGACTTTCAAAACACCTTCATATGCTTCATTCTCTTTTTTACCCAATCTGTTTCTCAATGTATCCTGTAAACCATTTTTGTTAAGTGTGGTACCCTGACTTTTGTACTTTTCATAATCAAAGTTTGTTGTTTTAACTGTTCTAGTCAATGGATCAATAGTTATCAATTTGTTAGCAATCGTACCAGAATTAATTTCATTCAATGTATCGAATGGTTTAGTTATCTCATAATTTAATACACCAATAGATTTTTCCTGGAAACTTTGTTTTTTATTATCTATATTTTTTGCTTCATATTTGTATGTGGCATAAACTGGATCACTAAACATTGATTGTATTGACCTAAAATTGAAACCATCTTTTGTTTCAAAGAATAACATATCAGCACCAGGAAACTTTTGTGGTCGGCCATAAGTTGAAAGCCAACTAATTGTTTCCAATGGTTTTAAATTGGGTATAATAAAATCATATATGCCAGTAGTCTGTTCTATTTTATAAATTCTATTAGATTGAACTTTTAGATTATTCAACAGAACTTCTTTGACAATGCTTGATATGTAACTACCTTTGAATGATTTACTTATTTTTGTTTGTTCCGACAATAGAAGTTCTTCGGAACAAAAATACAATGTGTATACTTCACTATTTTGATTACCACTGGGTTTTCTGTTACTTGATTTGTAAACTCTAAATACTTGGTCATTACTATTTTTACCGTCTTTTACCTTACCAAAATTAACCTCAATATATTCATTACCAGTTATCCTCATCAATTCAATAAAACCTTGAGCATCAATAAGTGTAATGTAACCAGATGTTACAAAATTGTAAATGTCTTCATAATAACACAACTCTACCATTAATTTTTTAAGTTCAATCTTTTGGCCGCTGGCAGTCAAAAAATTTAAAGTCTTTAATGAAAAATCTTGTGGATAATAAACACCAGGAGATTCAACTGTATTTAAGTTTGTATCGGCCATAATTATACACTCATTAGTTTCTTATATTCTGTTTCGAGTTGACTAACATATGTTGCATTAAGTAACTTGATACTTCTTTTAGCCTCATTTAATTCCAATTCATAATCATATATTGATACAGCATTTGTTTCAACGGTTACAACAACATCACCAGCTGGTAGGTTATAAGTTGTTGTTTGTGTAGTTGGTAATTGATTATAAACACCTTCAGTTATTTGAATTTTATTTATTGTTGTGGTCATTGAATCGGTGTCATATTGTGTAATGATTTTTTCATAATGATGTATAGTAGAAGAAGTTTGGATGTTGGGATATTTATTTTCCAAATATTTGGCAAATACTGTGTTGTTCATTGGCCAATCCCATTGTGGATCCATTAATTCATTAGACAACATTACAATCCAGTAACGATATGAATCGCCATAATACTTATGTGCAATTATTTCTGGTGTATCACCATCTTGTATATCATATTCGTAATAGTTTAGTGGATTCTTTAGTAATTGTGGAATTATAGAAACTCTCGACATGATGTTGGTAACAACTTTTGATGTACCGACAGCATCCGTATGTATTACTTTAGGTAAAATGTCAAAATATTGCATTTTTAATATCCATCCTCAATTTTAGTTTTGTCGATGAGTTCCATCTCTCTGAAGCTGAGTGTTAAAGTAGTTTGTACTGGTGCACCGTCATCATGAGCTGCCCATCCATTAGGTGCATAATTCACATCCACACTTTCCAAAACACTCTCAGCAACTTTATTGACATTTTTATTCATTTTACCATTGAACATAAAACTAACATCAAATGTGGAAGGAGGAATAAAGAACATACCGGCACCAGCAGTTGTAATCTTTGGTGCTGCATGATATTTAAACTTTTTAATAATCTTTTTTACTGTTTCGGCTTCTTGTCTGGTATATGGTGTGAAAGTAAAAGCCATTTGATAAGTTCTAAAATCAATACCATCAAACATCAATTGTTGGTTTGGATTGATTGCAAGACCTTGCGATCGTAACAATAATTTTGCTGCACTCGATTGAGATGCTGAGATTCCAGCTGAAAGTAAGTTTCCATACTTATTGAGTCCAGATAGTACAGGATTGTCTTTTTTAGCAAAATTAACAGCACCTGCAAGGTCTTTGGCAACATCCAGTAAACTTAAATTGCCATAGGAAGAATTATAAGTAAAGTTGACGGTATCTGGAATATATAATGATATTGATGAATCTAATCTTTTCGTTCTTGGTTTTAAATTTAGATTAACATTTTTTTTGCTGTCAATAAAATTTGTTACTGCATTGAATCCTGCATTTACTGCAGCTCCAACAGGAGTATCCGCATCTAAGCCCATAAAATTAGTATTATTACTTTCTTCAAAACTTATGGGGTCTATTTCATTGATAAAGAATTGTACTACATGACCTTTGGTAGCAGAACTCAAATCACTTGGATATTGTAGAGTGTCCTTGTTATATTTACTACCAAATAATGCACCTAGTGGTCCTTTGACTAAGGCACCAGGTATAGATACACCACCGATTGAAGATGGAATTGAAATTAAGGCCATTGGAAATCTCTTATTAATTAATTATACATATATTTATGGCATATTCTGGACTATTCAGACCTAAAAATCCTCAAAAATACGTTGGAGACCCCAACAATATTGTTTATCGCTCTTCATGGGAATGTAGAGTGATGGACTGGCTCGACCGAAACCGTGATATAATATCGTGGGCTTCAGAAGAATTGATTGTACCTTATATATCTCCAGTTGACAATCGTGTGCACAGATACTTTCCAGATTTTTTGGTTAAAGTTCGTAATAAAGAAGGCCAATTAAAAACTCTGATGATTGAGGTCAAACCAAAGAAACAAACACAACCTCCAATGCAACAAAGACGTATTACAAAACAATATATTACTGAGGTTACTACATGGGGTGTTAACCAAGCCAAATGGAAAGCAGCAGAAGAATACTGTTTGGACCGTGGTTGGCAGTTCAAAATTATGACTGAGGAACACCTAGGACTCTAACTAAATAATCTTATGGAATCAAAACTTACAGAACTAACAAAACAACGTTCAGCTGCAGATATGCAGATGATGTCAAAAGAATCTTTGAAGTGGTTAGCTTCAAGGATATCTGAGATTAAAAATCCTGGTGTTATACCAAGAGGTATCAGCAAAGAAACGTATAGAAATACCACACGATTTAAATTGGGTGGACTTTACTGTTTCTATTACGACCCTAAAGGCAAAGAAACGTTAGATTATTATGACCGTTTTCCAATGGTACTGACATTAGAGAGGTACAATGATGGTTTTCTTGGACTGAACCTTCATTACCTACCATTCCAGTATAGAGTGGCATTTTTAGGTAAGTTATTGAAATTCGCAGTCATGGACGATGCGGGTGAAATTCAAAGGTTACGAATCACCTATGACATTTTGACCGCCTCCAAGCGCCTTAAAGAGTTTCGGCCATGTGTTAAAAGATATTTAACAAGTCACATACAGTCTAAAATACTTGCCATCCAACCTAATGAGTGGGACATTGCCGCTTTTCTGCCTATACAGCAGTTTAGAAAGGCAAAGGCACAGAAGGTGTGGCAAGAATCATTGGAAGAAATAAGGAAACACTAAATGGCAGGTAACATTAATGACTTCAAGGCAAGTTTTACCAAAGACGTAGCACGAACCAACAGGTTTGATGTAGAAATTCCTGTGCCGTTGACTCTTATTCCTTATGTATCTTCAGCCAGAAGTTTGAAATATCGTTGCGAGACTGCTCAATTTCCAGGTAGAACATTTGCTACAACAGAACAAAAGACATATGGACCAATTGAGAAATTTCCATATCTAAACACATATAATGATTTAGACCTGACTTTTATCGTTGATGATGATATGAGTCAAAAGGTGTTCTTTGATGCATGGATGAGTTATATCAATCCTCTATACAATAATAATTATAGATATAAAGGTGATTATGCCACAACTCTTGTGGTTAATCAATATAATGTTTCTGTTGAAAAGACATATTCAATTAATCTAGTTGAGGCTTTTCCTATTTCCATAAACCAGATGGATTTAAATTGGGGTGATGATAGTTATCATAAACTTTCAGTAACATTTGCTTACACATACTGGCAAAACAATTCTCTACAAGCACTCGGAATGGAACTGGTCGATGCCGGCATCAACGCTGTCACTTCGGCTTTGGGTGGTTTGGATGGTGGGTCATCAGGTATTGTTGACCAAACAAAGAATGGTTTGCTTAGTGGATTTTAATATATTATAAGGAGTTATTATGGCTTTACCAAAACTTGATGTGCCGACATATGAAATTGTGTTGCCTATCTCAAAAAAGAAAATTAAATTTAGACCTTTTCTTGTCAAAGAACAAAGAAACTTATTAATGGCAATTGAATCGACAGATTCTTCTACTGTACACCAATGTATCTTTGATATACTAAACAACTGTACAATAACAGAAGATGTGGATGTCAACAAACTGCCTGTTACAGATATTGAATATTACTTTATCAATCTCAGAGCCAAATCAGTTGGTGAGATTGTAGAGTCACGTTACCGTTGCAACAACTTTGTTGAAGACAAAGAGTGTGGTAATATTATGGAAAAGAATATTGACCTAACCAAGATTGAAGTGAAGATGCCTGAGGGAATCAATCCTGAAATTCAACTTAGTAATAAAATTTCAATCAAACTTAAATATCCAGAATTTGGAATTGTTAAAGATTCATTGAATATGGAAGATATTAATGACCTAACTTTCAATATGATTTCACAATCTATTGAATACATTTATGATGGTGACCAATTCTACTATGCACATGAGGCACAACCTGGAGAAATGTTGGCATTTGTAGAAGATATGAACCAAGAACAATTTGAAAAGGTAGAAAAGTTCTTCCAGAACCTACCACGACTAAAAGATAAACTTGAATTAACTTGTGGTAAGTGTGGTTTTCACCATACGATTGAGGTGGAAGGTTTAGAAAATTTTTTCGTCTAATATTTCGGCATGACAATTTGAAAAATTATTATAAGACTAATTTCAGTCTTATGCAGCATCATAAGTACAGCTTGACAGAACTTGAGAACATGATGCCTTGGGAAAGAGATATTTACATATCTTTGTTGATTTCGTATATTGAAGAAGAAAATCAGAAGATAAAAGAAAGACAAAGAAAATAGTAAATGGAAGAATCCAAAGATAAAGTAGAGAAGAAGATATCACCTTTAACAACAGAGAGTGTTAAGGGTGTTTCTCGCATTGGTACATCATCTGTTGGTGGTGGAGATATGTCCACAATGGATGAGGCTCTTGGTCAAATCTTTGTCATACTAAAGAGAATAGACGCCTTTGATAAACTACAAAACAAAAAACAATTAGTAGATTTACAGATATCACAACTGGAAGAGACTGATAGAAATCAAAAACTGATTAAGGCTTTACGTGGTAAACCTAGAAGACCCAAACGTAAACCACCAGAAGAAGAAAAACAAAAACAGCAGATAAAAGAAGAAAAGTCTAAGCCACAACCTTCTGAGCCAAGTAAAACGACTGGTCAAGCACCAGCTCCCACCACACAACCACCAAAAACGACTGGTCAAGCACCAACAACAACTCAAGCACCACCAAAAACAACTGGACAACCAGCAACAACAACTCAAGCACCACCAAAAACAACTGGACAACCAGCAACACAACAGCAAGCTCCATCAACAACAACTCAAGCACCAGCAAAAACGACTGGTCAAGCACCAGCAACAACCACACAACCAGCAACAACGACAACACCAGTTAAACCTCCACCTCAATTACCGACTGCTACAAAGATTCCGCCTGTAGTTCTATCTGGTACAAAAGGTTTAGTTTTGAGTGCATTAGTTGCTGCTGGATATTCAAAGTCAGCGCAAGCCAATATGATGGCCAACGTTGAAAAAGAATCAAATTTTAAGCCACGAAGTGAAGAAGTTCCAAAACCAGAAAAAATATTTTCAATGTTTGGTCCCCCTGGAGTAAAAGGTGGCCAACCAGAGAATGGAAAAAATACAGTTCGGTTTAAAACACTACAAGATGCTCAAGATTTAGTAGCTGCTGGACCAGAAGCATACTTCAATAAAGTTTATGATGGCAGAAAAGATTTAGGAAATACGACTCCCGGAGATGGTTACAAATATCGTGGCAGAGGATTTATACAAATTACAGGTAGAGATATGTATAATCGAGTCGGTAAACTAATTGGTGAAGATTTAATTGGTAACCCTGATTTAGCAAATACACCTGAAGTAGCTGCAAAAATTATTCCAGCTTTCTTTCAATTAAAATTAAAAGAAAAAAAACTTAATGTTGAAGCTTATGATAATATAGATACAGTAAACAAAGTTGTTGGTAGTGCTGATGAGAAATCTAGAGAACAAAGAAAATCTTTAGCCGCTATATATGCAAATGAATTAAATACTGGTAATCAAATTGACCAAGCTTCAACTACAAACAGAAACTTAAAAGCTGATGCTAATACACAACAACCAGCACCAATCAATGTAAATAATACATACGAGAATACGAAAACATCTCCTTCATCTGGTGGTGGCGGAGGATCCGATGATACGAATCCTTATGAGAGAAAGAAAAATCAATAAATGGCAACTAAAAAAACAAATAAACCAAAAGTATCCGATTTCACAAAGCAAATTGCTACGAGAATGGATGTTGTTTCTTTTGCACGGCTGTTGGCTCAAACTTTAGGTAATGATAGATGGTTTACAGATGATGTAGTTAAAAAAACTTTTAAACAAAGTGGTGCACCAGCCAACAAACTTGCCAAAGACACCTCAAAGGCAACAAAGATACCAATAATAAAATCTGAAGACGGTGTGATGACTTCATTAATGGCCATACACAATCTACTTAAAAATTCTTATGAAGATAAACTTAAATCAGTAGAAAAACAAAATCAATTCAGAGAAGAAAATGCCATAGAGAAAAAGAAACAAAATGATGAATTTTTAAAAACCATAAAAGGATTGAATGGTGTAGGCCGTGCACCAACTGCCACGAAAGTAAAAGAAGAAAATGATAATCCAGGTTTACTTGGTGATATGCTTGGTGTGTTATCAGATTTAAAGAGTGTGGCTGGTATACTGTTTAAAGTTGGTACATTTTTCTTAACAAGTCCTATTGGTATAGCTTTACTTGCAGGTGCAACATTGTTATCTTTGTTAGCATTAGATAAAAATCCAGAGGCTACAACTAAAGGTATGTTGGCTGCAGGTGACGTTGGTGAAGCCAATAAACAAATGATGGATGTTGTTGAAAATACTGGTGGTGCAGAAAAAAGAAAATTAAAAATTCTATCCGAAAGACCATCAAATAAAAAATCTATGTTATTCTGGAAAGATTCTGACTTAGGTAAAAAATACTTAGAAGAAGTTGGATTTGATGAAAAGACTGGATTGACTACAGCAGAAAAAGAATTAGGTTATCGTGGAGTTGACAATGACGGTAATCTTATCACAACACCGCCAAAATCTGAGGGTACACCAGCACCAGCGGATTCTACAACAAATACACCAACAGTACCACCTGCAGCCTCAGAATCTACTAGTGGTACACCAACAGTACCACCTGCAGCTTCAGAATCAGCTAGTAGTACAACAACAAATAACACAGAAACTTCTACGACAATAAGTCCAACTATGTCAACTACTATATCTTCTGCAGGAGATAATAGTTTAACTCAGAAATTTAATAATGTAAACTCTGAGAATTTGGAAATGAAGTTACCTCAACAACCATCTGATAGAGGTACTACAGTAACAAACATACAAAAGAACCAACAACGGGGTGAAAGTTCCAGTCTACCAATACCTGGAGTTAGAAATGATGAACCTACATTCCAACGAATGATATTAAATTCAACGAGAGTTGTTTAACCAATAAAAAACCCCGCCGAAGCGGGGTCAAAAGCCTTCAAGAAAAGTTAAAGACTTTTATTCTTCTTCAGCGAGTTTAGAGAAGTAAGCTAAGTCATCATCATCTGTTGTTACCAATTCAGGCTCTTTGGCCTTAGTTGGAGCAGCAAACTCTTTTGCTTTCACTTGTTCTACAGTTGTCTTTGGTGCTTCACCATTCAAACCGAGAACCTTGTCAAGGCGTTTCTTCAGGTCATCATATGACTTGAACTCTTTATCACCCACCAGTTCTTGTAGTGAGTGTTCGTTCTTCCAAATCTTTTCCAACTCATCATCATCTTTCGACAATGCTGATGGAGAATCAAATTCAGACTTGTCATAGTTCTGATAGCCTTCAACTTTACGAATCTTCAATTTGAAGTTAGCACCTTTCCACATATCAAATGGATTGATTGCTTGTTCATCTTCAAAAGCAGGATTCATTGCTTCAGTAATCTTATCAAAGATTTTCTTACCGAAACGGAACAATTTAATTTGTCCTTCGTTTTCAGGGTGCTTAGGATCCGAAACGATATAAACGTTAACGATATAATTCAACTTACGTTTTTGTTTACGGACAACATCTTTGTTTGCTTCAATGCCAGAATTCCACAATGATGAATTGTGTTCACACACAGGACATTGTTGGTTCTTGGTTGTCAAACAGTTGTCGATTAGCCAACCACCTGGACCTTGAAATCCATGAGAGAAGACTTTGACCCAAGGAAGACCATCTTCGCCATCTTTTTCAGAGGCAGGTAGGAATCGGATAACAGCCATACCGTTACCAGCTTTGTCCACTTCTGGACGCCAGTAATTGTCTGATTTATCAGAACCACCTTCGGATGATTGGGAGAGTGCCTCGATTGCTTTAGATAATTTGTCGAGGTTGCCAGATTGGCGTTTGAGGTTTGCGAAACTCATAGTGTTTCCTTTCTTAGTATAACGGAGTATAAACGGATTATTTTCAAATTAGTCATTATATAATAGTATTTAGGCATTTTTATACGTATAATCGCAAAATAGCCAAGGTTGTTGGCCAATTTTTGTGATGTATACCAATGCCGCCTGCCTTAATCCAATCAGTGATAACACTTTCGGTATCATCAATAATAATCCTATCTGCGGCGGCATATTTGTACTTGTGTCTTTTTCCAGGTACAAATAGGGGATGGAATGTTATTCCATGTTTCTCTAACCATATCAACTTTTGTTTTGATATGGTATCGTGATTTCTTTCATCGGAAGTAGATGATAATATCTGTGTAGGTACAGGTGCCTTGCGTAAGAAGTTGATACCTTCCATTGCTCCAGGCATTAAATCCAAATTCATAAATTCTTCATTAGCAATAAATTTGGCAAAGTAACCATTGAATTCTTTGTTGTCACGGGTTGACTGTGGTGAAACATCAAATATTTCAGAGTATCTCTTTTCAAAGTCAGCAATAACGCCATCCATATCCAAATAGATAGAACTAATCTTAGGCCGTATCATAATTTTTAATCTTCTCTTTCAACAATTTCATAAATTTATCTTTGTCGTATTCAATAAACGGTGTGTATTTCTTAATCAATCTGTAGTGTGTAGGCCAAATGATATCATCTGAAATCCTTGGCATCCAATGTTTGTCAACAAAGTTTACATTATTGTTTAGTATAATGAGTGTTTCCAACATCACTTTACCATGTATAACTTCTTCTAACAACTTTGGATAATTGCCACGGTCTACTCTGAAAATTTCTTCACGTTCAATGCCATACTTGTCTAACAAATATATTATATCATTGTCAAAGGTATAAGTCAAGCTCTGTTGAGTTTTTTGCCACTTTTTATAAATCTCCTCACCGTCCTGTAGGAGATTACCAACCCATTCGGCATTACCGGCAACAAAATTGGCAATATAGAAGTTTTTTAATTCTTCCAAATTGTATTTGCGGGACAATTTATAGAATTGGTATTTGTCTTTACGTGTGGTGAATGATTGTTTGGATACATTGGTCTTGCCATTATATTTAATATAATCATAAGAATCAGATGTAAAATGCAGCTTTAAACTATTCCACAAAGCATAGGCTGCGAAGCCTGTGTTGTCGTTCATATGGGTAGTTTGGAACTTTTCTTTAGCATATTATTATCTTGTGCCTCTTCTTTTATCTTCGCTTTAAGTGCTGAAGATATCAAAGTAGCAGCCACTTCAATTTCTAATCCTGTATTTTCACAATGGTAACAAATAGCATCCATTAGGCCTATACCTTCATCTAATGCTATTTTTTCTACCAATATACTAAAGTCTTTTATCTCATCACGGGTCGGCATATTAAATCGTACTATAAAAAATGTGGTTACCTATTTTCTTAACAACTCTGGCCTTTGGCCATCCAGGTGTTACATAAACTGCATGGTAATATAATGCGTTCGTCTGTGCTATTATATCATGTAGAAATGGTTCTGTCAATGCTCTTTTAGCAATCATTAGGGACTGTTCCCATTCATATCTGTCTTTTTCTTTCTTACCGTTGAATAGGCAAGTCCATGAAAATTGGCATACAGTTCTTGAATCACGGTTAACTGTTTTCTGGTAAACTACCGAACATATGTCGGCTGGAAACTTTCCAGAGTTTACACGATTCATTGTGACCTGTGCTACGGCAAGTTTACCCTCATAAGATTCCGATGCCGATTCCCAATAAATGTTTTTGGCAAGACATTCTACTTGTTTGTTATATTCTTGTGATACTTGTTTCTTTGAAACTGTATTAACGAATTCTGTTGATAATGTTGTCGTATAGACTAACATAGATACTATTAACAATAGTAAATTTCTTAACATCTTGTCTCCTTGTTAAGGACGGCCGAAGCCGTCATCTCCAATTACGAATTAGATTTTCTTGTAATTTTTACTTCAGGTGCTGGAGTGGTTTGTGAAACGAATCCATTGAGGGCTGCTGCTTTCTCAATAATTTTTGATTCGCTTGGAAAGTCTGGGAAACCTGGATGTTTAGGTGGTGTTTCACCTTTTAATCGAGAATTTTCGATTTCGGTTTGCCAGTTATTTGATATCATCTCACGTTGACCAAAGTAGTCATCTGTAAGCATATCTTTTGCCATCTTTAAAAGTTCAAGACGGATTTCAAATGGTGACATGGACATAATTTTCTCCTGTGTAGTGTAAAGTGTGTTGAGGTTTTTAATGTGGTTGCCTCAACCACAATCCAGTAATGGATGATTTATTTAGGCTATTAGAAACCTACTGTGTATGCTACAGCAACAATTTTCTGATTGTTATCACCTTGAACACGGTCATACTTCACTGCGATTGCATCAGTCTTATTCAAAGCATAAGACACGGCATAACGCATTGTATGTGTTTGGTCGTTGTTTGCAGAATCAACTGCTGAGCGCCAGCGATATCCAACTTTACCAGTCAAACCTGCAACACCTGGAATGGCAGCAGTAATACCTGGTTCTACTGAATAGTAGTTGAAGTCGGCTGTGTTGCTATATTTCTGACCAATAGCAGTACGAGCATACAATCCAACTGGACCTGTTACTGTTGCGCCTGCTTCTAAGCGTGTGCTCAAAGCATTTGTGCCTTCTGTCTGTGCATTAGCGAAAGATACATCACCGGCAATTTTACCAAAATCTCTCTTAACACCTAATTCATATTGTTGTTGTGCAGCTGCACCAGCATTGTTAATACGTTGACCTTCAACAGTAACGGTATCACCAGCATATGCGGATACACTTAATGCAACCAAAGTTGCGATTGCTAATTTCTTCATTAAAACTCCTAGTTGTTTAACATATAATAGGTATTTAGGAACCTATCAAACCTTCCTCAAAGGAGGAAATTCCTAAAAAAGACCTTGATATATCTATAATATAAATCAATCTTCTTTTTTGTGTTTTATTGTATGCACTGTGTAATACACCATTATCAAAGGCAAACAAATTTGACCAATCCATTTCTGTACCCATAGCTTCAAAGAAAACATCTCCGTCAGGAATGATTAATGGTACGTGTATTCTAATTGTTTTGCGAGAATGATTTTCTATATCAGAATGTCTACTAATTACTCCACCAGCTTCTAATATACTATAACCACTGCAACCACAATGAGCAATATATTTCTGTGTTAACTCACAAGCAGTTGGGAATATATTTCTAATACTTGGTTGAAGAAACATATTTTCTTCTATTTTTTTCTCAGGTAAAACATAACGTAAACCTTCTATCTTCCAATCAACTCTTTCCTTATCATCTAACAATGCTTGTTTATTTACTTTTGAGTAAGGAGTGCCACCTTTAAAAGTGGTATAAAAATCTTTATGGTGTGCCAAAAATTCATCAAGTAATTTAGGTGCCAATTCTATTAATTCATCGGCAATTTTTATTTCTTCTTTCTTCCAAATTGTTTTCATCACACCTCCATTAAATGGTTGGTTATTCTGTTACGAGGAAACCAACCGAAACCCTAGGCTAGCGTTTAGGCTGCCAATCTGTATGAACTTTCGTTTGCAGATGTTTTTTGTTTACTGTTTACGACTATCTGTGTCGAGTAGCTAATTAGTTTACTAGTATGTCGGTCGATCCTGTGTATGGCCCATCAAAAGCATACCCCATTAGAGCCCATAAAATGGTTTCTTTCATCTAAGACATATGCTTTTGGTGGACCATTCGGGCACTGCCCCCGAGTGTCGCCATCATTTCAAAAAATCAGTTTACTACCATTACAAATTTGAATAAACTCTCTTAAATGATTGTCATCCAAATTATTCTTTAACCAATTTACAGATACACTAATGTATCTTACATTTTCTTTTATGTAACCTTTAGAACTATCAATTCTATCTAATGATGCTTGATAATTTTTATTATAACTTGTTTTTAACACTAAGTCAACACCTGTTATGGCACATTTTCCATTTTGTTTTTCCCATAACTCTTTGAGATAAGGTAAATCAAAATTACAGTCTTTGTTTCGTTTTAAACAACTAGAAAATAAAGTACGGAAACCTGTATAACCATCAGCTCTATTACCACTAATAGATTTTAAATGTTTTTTATTTTCTTCTCCGTAATTCCATTTATCTATTTTTTCTTTACCACGCTTTAGATTTACAGGACCAACACAAGACAAAGAACAGAAATGTTCTCTACCTTTTTTTTCGGCAGATTTTACATATCTTGTTTCTTTTTCAAATTCTTTTTGACAACCAGCACAACACACCAATGACATTGATTTCATTTGTTACCTCCACCTTTATTTAGTGGAGTTGAGGCGTTAAGTTATTCAGTCACCCATCTTATTATAGTACCATATTAACCATCCTATGGTCATTAGGCAGGCTATTAATATGATGGGTTCGAAGTAGTCCATTATACTATATTTATTTTAGTTTGGCAATAGCCATCAAGCCATTAAAGAGGTACTTGGTTTTGTCTTACTGTAAAAATTACTTAAACTTATTGCACCACTAGTTGGAATACCAGTGACACTTGTATCGACAATACCACCACTCTTATAATATTTACCCAATCTTACTAGTCTGGATGCATCCATATAAACTGTTTTTGTGAAAGTTCCATTACCTTGGCCACCCTGTACGGATACAAATGTATTATTACCATAACCTACTGCTTGCCAATATGCATAACCATTATTTGGATTAGATATCCAATTTATTCCATCGGAACTTAATGCAGTTGAAGCAATTCCTCCACCATTAGAGGCAACTGCACAAAAGTAACCGTTACCATATGTCATACTCATATAAGCTTGTGTAGTCGGCATCTCGCCAGCTGTCCAGGTTGCACCATTATCTGTTGAATATACAAATTCCGAACCTGTAACACCTGAAGTATTAGGACCCGAAGAAACAAATGTGCCATTACCATAAGCTAATGAAGACCAAAATGATTGTTTAGGTAATGTTCTCTGTGTCCATGTTACACCATCAGTTGATGTTGCTGCTACAGTTGAATTATATCCCATAATAACAAAAACACCATTACCAAATACACACGTTGTTCCCCATTGAGCCACATTCGGCATAGCACTTGATGTCCAAGTCACACCATTGTCTGTTGATACATTTGATTTGGTTGGTCCTATCGTCACAAATCTTCCATTTCCATAAGCTATGCACCTCCAGTTATCATTATCAACCAGAGTTCTTGCTGTCCAAGTTATGCCATCTGTTGATGTTGCAGCAACATTCAAACCTAACACAACCGCACAAAAATAACCATTACCAAATGTTATTGCTCTCCATTGGCGTGCTGATGGCATTGCTCTGAGTGTCCATGTTTGGCCGTTATCAGTTGAGGTTATTACATCAGTTGTTGGTGCTCCAGGATTTGTTCCGTAAGCAATAGCTACAAATGTACCGTTGCCATAAGCAACACCGGTATAACTTTGACCTGGACATGTAGCAGATGACCAGTTACCAAATTCTGTTGTGATATTTGATAATTTTATACTACCTGATGCCTGTAATGCCATTTAATTTTCCTTATAAAACTTTATGTACTCCAATAAAGTATTTAGATGGTCCGCAGTCTTTTCAATAAAAATCAATGGTTCTTCATCATCTACGGCCATAATAATCACAATTTGGTCAATACCATTACCAATCAATTCTTCATACATACAGGCATATGCCACACATTGAGCAAAGTAGTTGTCAATGTCTTCCCTTTTCTTAATCCTCTTGGATGTTTTAAAGTCAATCACAGACAAAACACCATCAAATTCACCAATACAATCAACACGACCTGCCATACCAAGTTTAACTGACCATAAGGCACATTCTTGGTAGTGAATATTGTTAATACGGTTTAAGATTGGTTTAAGTGGTAGAAACATGGCCTTAGCATCAGGCATAATCTCACCAAGTGGTTCATTGTTTAGATATCGTTCACATAGTGTATGTACGTTTGTACCACGACCTGATGCCTTGCGTGATATCTTGTTGGCTTCTTCTTCACCAACACGTTTACGCCACGCTATGATGGCCGCCTTACCTTTTGCACCAATGACTGTGGTAACAGATGGTAGTTTTATACCATCAGGTGTGGTGTAGTATCTTTTTCCATCAGGAAAAGTTTCTGATTTTAAATTTACAAGGTCTTTTGGTGGGCAATAAACAAACATTATAATCCTAACTTTAATTTTTTATATTCTAATATAGTTTGATCCGCCTCTTCAATTTTTCTATTTAAAAAGCTTTTATCAAAATTTCCATCGATGATATCTTTCACATCAACACCTAAACCAACCAATTCATATACATCATGGTTGATACTAACACCTTTGTTAGCATTACCATAAATGGATTTACCTGCTTTGATACGGTGTTGTTCGGTTTCTTTATTTAATTTATCTGTAATTGTTCTAACAGTATACCAATTTGCATACTTGTTTTTCCAAATCATTATACCTTCATCTTCTTGGCCATATCTGAAGTCATCATCATCTTTTGGTAATCTGTATTCTCCGGGTAACATTTCAGTGTATCCCCATTTTTCATATTCTTTTTCAAATTCACTTAAACGACTGACAGAACCTTTTCTGATTAGTAATGGCCACCAATCCCAATTATCAAACACTTCAAAATTTTGGTCGAGTAATAACTGCTGACTTTTCAATACACTAGAGATTGGTTCTCCAGGTAAACCTGCAATCATACCTGTATATGTATATGTTGGTTTATATTTCTTTAGTTGACGAATAGCTTCGAATTGTCTTTCATTATCCAATCCTTTACCAATTGCTTTCTTTGCTTCTGGATGTAATGTTTCTAAACCAAATGTTGCAGCAACCAAACCTGTATCACCCAACATAGGGATAGTTTCAGGAAATCTTTCAATCAAATCTGCACGTAAGAATGCTGTGTATGTTATCTTAACACCACTCTTTGCAATAGCCTCAGCAACATAGTCCAGTTTTACCACATTATCATTAAAGGTATCATCATTAAACCAATAGTTGGTAACACCAAACATTTCATAGTTTCTTCTTAATTCTGCTGATAGATTATCTACATGGCGGATGTAATCATTTTTCTTTTTACCCAACAATGGAAAGGCACAGAATCTACACCTGAAAATACAGCCTCTACTAATTTCAATAGGCAAGAAATTGTGTTTGATTAAATCACTTTCCAACCACTTAATAGTTAAATCGTTAGTATCATTCTTATACAACATCTCAGCATTTACTGACCGAGTCTCTCTGTATATTTCCCATGGTAAATCATTCAGTAGTTTTCTGGTTAAGAATTTAAGATAATGTAGCACAGCTTCTTCAGCATAACCCCAGAAAATCTTATCTACTTTAGTCAAGTCAACACCACTAATTGGTGTTTCATTACCACCAATTAGAGTCTTTACTTTAGGATATTTTTCTTTGATGTGATTGAATAGATAATTGATTTTATCAAAAGCGTATATGAATGTAATACTAATACCAACAAACAAAGTTTTTGGTCCAATATATCTGGCACAAAGTTGTTCTAATTCTTGCTCAGTAAAATTACCAAAATAATCTATAACTTCAATATCATAATTGTGTTGTTCCAAGAAAGTTCGCATTCTCGCAGCACCGGCTGGCCGACTAATTGTCCTAGTCCGTTCCATACCTGTGAAGATGATACCATGTTTATCATTCATAATTTAAATAAGTTCGTTGTCTCTAACTCTCTTGGTAACATACTTATCTCTGATTGCATTAAAGAAATCAACATCTTCATCTGTTAATTCAGCAGCATCAATCTTCTCTCTTTGACCACGGACATAATTCAACATCTGTTCAAAATCACCATCATAGTTAAAATGTTTGGTTATCTTCTTCACATCATAAGCATCCATAATAATATGATATCTATCTTCATCAGAATCATTTCTAATTTGATGCCATTGGTTTACCCAAAGAATCCAAACACCACCATCGGCAGGCATATGTAGATTCTTACCTTGACAGATATGAACACACTTTTTATTTGTCCATAGAGGAATATGAATACGTGCCATATAATCCGTTTCATTGGCATCTTTGTGTACCAAACTCTTTGAGTGTGCCTTTAAACAAGTAACTCTTGCTCTTGTTGGATAAAATCCCATTTCACGAATATCATCTAATACTTTTTTAATTTCACCAACATATGCTTCGGTTGGTTTATCGTGTTCCAATCCATGTGAAATATTAAAATAATTGTATGCCTTGTAGACCAATTCTTCCGTAGGTAGAAATGACTCTAGTGTGTGTCCTTTTTCTAACTGAATTGCTTCCCAACCACCAGTCCAAGTGGCTTCTTTACACAACAAACTCCAACCACCAAAACCGTTGTATTGTGGTGTTTCATATTCTTTACCCTGAATAACTTGGTCACCCAAAGTGAATACACTTTCTCTTACTTCTTGTTTTAATTTTTCAATATCTACTGTGTAATCTAATTTTTCGAAAAACATTTTTTATCCTTTATAAATTTCCAGTTTCTTTTAACATATCGTAAACTTGACCATAGTCATAGTGCCTAGTTCTTAATGCAAACGCTTTCCTTAGTTTAGTTCCATCCAATGGTTCAACATTGTGTGGTACCCTAACATCCAACATATATGCTTCGTTACGTTGTGCTACAAAAGAACCAATCTCATATACATCATCAAAAGAATATACTGCATCAACATATGTAATTTCTTCACACGTTGGCATATTTTGTTTTTCAGCCACAAATTCTTTTACTTTACTCTTTAAATCTTCTACATTAATCTCTGTTGCTTCCATAATACCAGCTGATACATCTGTATGTCTATCTTCTTCTGTTTTCCAAGAATTTGCACCATCTTTTGGTTTAAAGAAAATAGTTTTGTAATCACCTGGTTCATAATAAAAATTAATCGTAGTTATAAAATCATTATCAACATGAGGTAACAACAAACTATTAATTGACATTCTTGTTACTTGAAAATCTTTCCAATATCTTTCCGGTATAACTTTATACAAAACTTCTTTTTCTGGTTCTGGTGTCCAAATTGTATTATGTCTAACGCCTAGTCCATATTTACCAGCAAATGAATCTGCCTTACCTTTTGGAATAATTGTATGCGGCATATACTCATATGTATGTTTTAATTTAACGAATGACATTATCGGTTTCCTTTAACATTTCAATTACATCCTCATACTTATGAACAAAAGTTCCTAAGGTAATGGCTTTACGTAAATTGAATTCACCTTTAACGCCGTGTATTTGACTTACATCAAGTAACCATACTTCCATATCTTTGGCCACAAAAGAATCAACCTCAATCAAATCATCTTCAAAATATATATGACCATTGGTTTGGTTCTCTATTTGTATCGTTTTCACTCTATCAACTTTTGGTTTGTAGAATGTTGTTGTACAACCTTCAGTTTGAAGATAGAAATTGATTGAGGTAATGATTTCTGTATCTGTATGTGGTGGAATTATACAGTCTATTGTCATAACTGTCAAGTGAAAATCTTGCCAGTATCGTTTTGGTAGTACATTATATATCTTTTCTGCCTCGGGTGACCATATCTTCTTATAGTCAATACCTTTACCATCTACCTTAAATATTTTTAGTGAATCGGTAACTGCGTATAGTGGTTTTTCAAATGTTTTTTCCAGTTTGGTAAACATTATTTCCACTCTTTGATTTTTGCCATACGTCCAGCCCACGATTTTAAAATTACCGTATTCTGTGCGTTTTTATCTACCACTTTTCTAAGGTCAGTTGATAATGAAATACGTAGGTCATCGGACTTATTTTCATCTACGCCATGTAGAACATAATTTGGAAAGAAAATTAAACGGCCTTCAACAGGTTTATATCTACGCTCACGTAAATTTGGTGTACTACTTATTTTAATATTCAACCAATCAATTGCGTGTGATGAATCGAATGCTACAAGGTCACCACAACCTTCTTTTGCTTTGATGTAGTATGTTGCTGCTATAGCAGATTCGGTGTGTCCATGCACCTCTAGGCTTTCTCCTGGCTCACGTACATTTACCCAACCCATAAAGTGTTCACACCCACGAATATTTAACATTCTAAGTTGTGGAATGTTCTGTACAATCTTTTTGGTTACAATGTCTACAATTTCTTGTTTGAGTATATCTAAATTTGGTCTGCTGTAGTCCCATATACTATTGTTTGGGTCTCTGTCTTTACCCAATACGATATCTTTGCCGATACCATAGATTTCATCTAATAGAGTTTCATTAAATTGTTCATCAAAACGTGTTTGTACTTCCCATATTGGACTTTGCCAAAACATATTCTGTGCATTTTGGTACCAATGGTACCTATCTTTGTCACTCATTGTCATAATAAAAATTGTTAACTATTTTGAGTTTCGTACCACTCTTTATGTAGTCTTAATCTTTCCATTTTTAAATTATATTCTTCTTCAGACAAGTCTGCATCTTTAGGTAAAGATAGTTGATGATTATATTCTTCTATTGGATTTCTAGGTGCACATTGTAGAGCCCAATCAGCACCATATTCTTGTATTATTCCTTGTAGAGGTTCTTTCCAAATCTTAGTTAATAAATCACCGTACAATTGGTCAACCAGAAAAGATTCTTTCATATCTTGTTGTGAAAGATTTAAGTAATTTTCTTCAAATGTTTTTTTAAAGAACTTGGCCAACAAATCAGGCCTAAAAATGACAGTATTGCCACAACAAGTCTTTATAGTTTCTGATGAAGTATATGTGCCTCTCATTTTGTTCTCTCCAACCATGCTAAGTACTCATGTACTAGTTTATCATTTACCCTTTTTCTAAGAGATACTGGTAAGAATATAACAGAATTCAATACCGAATCTTCATACAATTTTGTTATCAGAGCTTCATGGTCTGTTACTAATTTGAAGTAACGCTCTTTATCTTCTTGTGAGAGACAATTGATAATGTCGTAACTGACTGTATCGAAGAAATGTGTAAGATGGTCATGTAAGAATTCTTCACCATCATCATGTGTTGTTATTAATACTGCGTCATGCATTAAATAACTCCTTTTTTGGGAATAAATCTTTCAATCAAACGACCTAACTCGGCAACAAGTTTGAACATAACAAAAATAACAACAAGACCTGCACCTTTAATGAAACCAGGTTCTTTCTTGCTTGGTCCAAACCAACGTTGCCACACACCAATAACTTTACAGATTGGTGTACCAAATGCAAACATCATCTTGCCTGTAAGACTACCAGTTTCTTTTTCACCCATCATATAGGCCATTTCTTCAGCCCAAGGTGTTGCGATATCGTGAGCCCATGTGATAGACCATTTCTTAGCAGCAATACTAAAATCTTCATCGGACATCCAAGGCATCATTTTAGGTCCCTTGCCGTCCATCCAGTCAACAACAATCTCAGCCCAAGCACGATAACCATTATAAATGTCTGGATGTGTTTTAATCAATTGTTCACCAAATGCTTGGTCAGCCTCAAAGATGTTTTTCTTCATAAGACCAAGGTCAAATAGTTTTGTACAAATAATCTTTGAACAATTACAGTTGTATGTGAAACAATTTTGGTCACTTGTACAATTATACACCGGCGTAGGAACAATTTGACAATCTCCAGTTTGTAACCACGCTTGTGCGTCACAATTGGCGGAACCTATATTCGTACAGTTATTTGTTGCGTTACATTGGAAATCTGGACCAGAGCTACAATTACAATTAACCTCATTACCATTATTACAATTGCCTTGATTGTTTTGAAGATAATACTTTAAACTCCAAAATGAAGCCATATCAGGTATTGTCGGCCTAATTCCAGGCTTTATGTATATTCTTAAAAACTCCAAATCAGCAGTTGTTGCTGGAGGTATATTCGTTTCAGCTTCAATGTCCGATACTCCAATTCGATTCGGATTTGATGGTAGTGTCATGTTCGTATGCTCTCTGAATTATTATTCTAGTATTTATGTTTCCAAACGAGATTTACCATAGACAGGAACGTTATCAACTTCACCAATAATCTCTTTAACTACCTTGATAGGTATGATTCTTTTCTGTTTTTCTGTATCTTCATGTTGGAAAATTGTACCAAAAATGTCTTGTCTTTCCAATGGTAATGTATCACTCTTAATAAGTGAAGGAATATATCCATTTGTCATTACAGTAAATCCAGCAGCAAACAAAGCCACGTTGTCAGAGTAAGCATTAGCACAAGAAATATCCCAAAATTTCTCATCCAAGAACATACAAGCACCTTTACAGATGTGTAGTACAGGACATTCTGGACACTCTTTACGATTGGACCAATGAGTAACTGATTTCAATTCAACATTTGAATAATCATCTAAGTTTCCACCATTGTGTGATTCACCATTTTTTGAGATTTCCAATGTACTTACATTTTGACAAGTCATTACGTTACCACGTAGGTCGACCGAAATAGTGTGCTCGTCATCCATACCACATTTTTGGCCTAGGTATTTAGATTCCCTGTGGTTTAATACACCACTAACAAAATTATCGATTTTACCTAACTGGCCTCTAAAACCAATTTTACCATTGGATCCATACAATTCACCAAATGCACGTTTACGAAAGTCAAAATGTTCTTGTTTTGTAAGTAGTGAGTTTGAAATGCCTTCTTCGTCATAGGCATCTACCATAGAACCTTCACCTAAGATAACATTTTCATCACCAGTAAGGTTTACAAACCAGTCATAGATTTCTTTTCTACTTTGGTTCTTAGAATTCAACATAGAATTGAAACTGAAACTTTTACCTAGTCGTGTCATCATTCTATGGAAACCGAGAATACGGTCTTTCTGTTCCGGATCATCAAATGGGTCTGGTCCACGTACAAATTGACCTGGACCATCATGTGAGATTGCTACTGAGAAGTCCATCATCATTAACCAATCAATAATCTCATCAGTCAGAATAGAACCATTGGTAATGATACTAAAACGTGGTTTTGTTTTCCAACTATCAAACTTTTCCGCAATGGCCTCTGCCAGTGGTTTTAGTGTTTTCCAGTATACCAGTGGTTCGCCACCCCAAAATTCAACAATCAATCCAACATCTTCATCAAAATGTAGTGCTTCCAATTTGTCTAGGAAGGAATCAATATCTTTTTTGGAAGTTTCTGGTTGACGCTCAACGAATTTCTGTGAGCAATAGTCACATGAATAATTACAACTCAGTCCCATCTGGATCTTTAGGTGACTGATTAGTTTTGATTTCTTTAAAGGCCGATTCTTATCGAATGATTTGTATGGTTTTAGAGAGTGTTTCTCTCTTTGTTCTTCTGGATATTCAAAAATATTACCATCAGCATCTTTCAATACATTGGTCATATTATCATAATGAAAATATTTTACATCACCGTCTTCGAATCGGGTGCCTTTAATCTCAAATAACATTTTTAATCCCAGTTTTAAATTTTTTATTTAGTAATCTATACCACGATATGCATTTTCTTTATATCGTTCTAACTCTTTTAGATTTCTAGCATACTCTATTAACTCTTGTTCCAATCTTTTTTTCTTCATTTGTTCGTAGTAGATACGAACGCTGCGTGGCATCATTCTTTTTTTGCTCATGAACACTTCCTTTTTTGTTGTTACACTTTTTCTTGGAAGGTTTTGGAACTATGGAGGGTATATTTGCATTCACGCTCCTTATTAAGGGTTTAAATAAAGCTGGAATTTGTGACATTACCATTCTCTCGGCATTTTAGTTTTGTGACCAGACATGGTATTACCTGGAATGGTTTCTTTCATGCGTTGAATAACACCACGTTCAAACGCCATATGTGACTGACCAATTCCTGGTACAGACATACGTTGTGCATCACCAAAACCTGGAAGGTTGTCTGGTGAGTGATATCGTTCTAAGTGAGGATTATTGGCCTTGAAGTCATCATATTCGACCATACGCATGGTATGTTCTTCAACTAGGCCTGTATCTTTATTGTAAAATGGGTATATCATAGTAATATTTATCCATAAAACCATTGTGGAACTGGCCGATTCTTCCAGTCTGCCAAATGGGTTTTGTTTTTGTTGTAGTAATTACGATAGGAAGCCAACGAATTGCCTGCCACTTTTACATCATCAGGCATAGCTGGTGTGGGTTCTGTGAACTCACCGATTGGTATTTTAATAGGCCACTCATATAATTCTTCCAGTAAACCATCACGTTCTACTTTATGGATTTTACCATAACGATATGTATATTCTTTGCAAAGAGCATGAAGTAATTGTGATAACCAAATATAATTTTGGTGTGTCTTTCTTACCCAAACAGCAGAAGGATGATTGATATGAGTAGCTTTATACAATTTGTAATCACGGCTATCACCTAATGTCCAGAATTTATTTTTTCTTCCCGAAGCAGAAAGACCATTAAGTTCTACGCCATCAAGAACACGATGTGCAGTAGATAATAATTGAGCATATTCTAAAACCATTTTTGTTGTGTGACGATTCACATGAAATCTTGCACATTCAGCAGGATCATGTGACAAATAAAAAATATTCAATTTAATAACATCCTTATCAAACCAATTGAATCAATGGTTGTCAACAATATGTAGTTAGCCAACATACCAAATGATTTCCTAGTGTAAGCAGCCCAAGCATACAGAGCACACCCACTAATCCAGATAGGATATAGTACAATAAGAGGAGGATTAGGGACCGTGAGCGCCATAGTAATAGAGCAACCAATGCTAATAGCCCAAGCAAGGCACTCAACAGTAAACCGTTTTGCATTACTTCTCCAATCATCTCTTATCCACTCAAATGTTGGTTTCAGAGAATCCATCATCTTCATCTACAAATTCTAAAACGCCATTGAAGTAGTAACCACAACCACGTAAGAAAGTTTGAAATTCTTCCAATACTTCCGGCAAAACGTGTGCATCAGTTTGCACAATTGTAGTACGACTGGCACTTACACCAGTCTCTTGTATACACTTGAATTCAAATTTTGTCATAGTTTAGGAATGTCATACTCTGTTGGTTTGTTTGGCTTGGTTTTTGGAAACCTTTTAGCAATGTCTTCAGCTGAAACAGGTTGCATAGCAAATTGTTTAAACTGGTCATAAGAATCTTTTACTTTATAAGTTTTAGAACCACCAACTGAGGCAGAGTCTGCAAAGAATAGAGCACAACCGCCAGCAGCAAGTGGTGCAATTTCAAGTACTTCATCCAAGTTAATAATAACTTTACAACCTTTGTCTACCGAATCAACTTCTACAAATAAACTCATTAATCTTCTCCCTTGTCAGATTTGTTTTCTTTAAATTTGGCCGTTCTGGCCTGCTTCTCAGCAAGTTCAGCATCAATCATCATTCGCTTCCATCCATGGCGTTGATTGCCACCAGATAGAGCCAATAAAGTCTTGGTACTTTTCCTCATTTTATAATCACTATTGGGTCTCATTTTGTTCCTTTATCACAATCTTCTACTCTTACCAAATATACTGTATTGACGGCAGGTCTAACAAAGAAACACTCGCCTTTAATATTCCAAACTAAACGATTTTGAATACCGCCTTTATATTCTGTAAGTGGTGGATTATCTGATAGTGCCGTAATAGCAATAACAAATAATGAACCAATAATACTGCCTGTAATGTAACCGGCATAGTTAATTGATTTCATTTTATCCCATAAGTTTTTGAACATCTATAAATCCTTTACTGTATAAGATTCCTATTATAATACATAGACCAAAGAAAATCAATAGTCTTTTGGTAAACTTCTCAGCCTCTTCACGGAAATAATCCAACTCTAACATATTCATTTCATGTTGAGCTTGTACCATTGGTGGTACATCAGGTTGCATTGCTGCAACTGTTTTAAGTGATTCTTCAGCCTGATTTAGTGCCTGCCAATAGTAATAATAGGATATCATACTTAATCCCACAATGCCTCAAAGTATTTACCAAACAAACGATATCCATTAGTGATTCGTTTTTGTACCTCTGCTATACCTTCATAATCACATTTGTATGTGTGGTTAGGTCCTTCTTCAAAAGTATACAATGTTGGTTTACCGTTTTCATCCCACTTACATGGCACACTTTTCATATCAGAAACACCTGAATAAAACTTTTCTTGCCATCCATCATTAACTTTGGATTCAAAAGCAAAAATCATTTCATCCAATACATAATCCCACCGAGCAAAATGATGGCCATCAACGTCATATTCATCTTTAGCTGGTGAAGTCCAAGATTGTAATTCTATTGGTACATCTCCATCAGCAACATTCGGTGCACCATGTTTCTCAGCATTCAACTGTTTCAACATAGGCAGAATGATATCAGCCAATGTATGATCCATTGACCATGTATCATAACGGTCAATCTTTACATAATCAATTTTTGGATGAATG